CGACAATTTATAAAGAACAGTGTCATTGTTTGTGCTGCCTTTACCCTGCCTGCTGTGTCATTTCCAAAAGAAGATGTTTGGTTAAATCAATATGATGAATTCCCATTATCAAATAATGATGATCATGTTGAACCTTGCACTAGTTGGGATATGGAAGGAGATTTTGTTGACGATTTGCAGAAGCTACATGACGATATGATAAATAAAATAGCGTGTGATTTTCAAGTGCCTGTCCACATGCTTTTAGGATTACCTAGATAATGGTTCATAATAAAGTAAAATACCATTGAAGATTTATAGCAAGTCAGATCTCGATTTAATCGAGCATTATCACGTACTTTCTTCACGCGCGGATTTCTATTCTTACCGCAAATACCTGAACTATCCCAAAATCAAATTGGGGTTTTTCATTGAAGACGTTGCCAGGAACCTTCAACAGTTTTATGAAGATATGGTTGCTGGTAAACGTCCTTTCTTAGTAATTCAAGCACCACCACAACACGGGAAATCATTTTCAATAACGGACTTCGCTTCTTTTTTCATGGGGCAAGCACCGGAAAACCGGATCATATACGCTTCATTCTCTGACCGCCTTGGCATTCGCGCCAACCGCACTTTGCAGCGAACCTTTGAAACGAATAAATTCAAGGCAATCTTCCCTGATTTCAAAATAGGAACGTCAAGAGCCGTTACGGTTGCAGGTAAATTGCTCTTGAATAATGAAATTATTGAAACCAGTGAAGAAGGTTACTTCAGAAACACCACTGTAAATGGTTCGGTCACTGGTGAAGGGCTTGATCTTGGTATTATTGATGATCCAATAAAGGGCAGGAAGGAAGCAAACAGCAAGGTTATCAGAAATGGCGCGTGGGATTGGCTGACTGATGATTTTATGTCACGCTTCTCTGAATATGCTGGATTGCTGATGATCCTCACGCGCTGGCATATTGACGACCCTGCTGGACGTTTGATTGATAAGATGGGAGACAAGGTAAAGATTTTAAAATACCCTGCAATCAATGAGTTTGATGAACCATTATTCCCTGAACATAAAAGCCTTGAATTCTTGCTTGAACGAAAGGCGGCAATGCAAGAAGAAAACTGGCAATCACTTTACCAGCAAAACCCCGTATTGAAGGGCGGTAATATTATCAAGTCTGATTGGTGGGTTTGGGGTGATGTTCGGCCAAGGCTCAAAAATCGTTTTATCACAGCAGATACAGCCCAGAAAAAAAACAACTGGAATGACTGGACGGTATTTCAGGCATGGGGTGAATGCTATGATGGCAAGATCCACTTGCTTGACCAATTCAGGGGCAGGGTAGAGGCTCCAGAATTAAGGGAGCTTGCAAAAGAGTTCTATGATAGGCACAACGGCATTAGTGGCGAACCGTTGCGCGGTATGTATATTGAAGATAAATCAAGTGGTACTGGACTTATTCAAGAACTGAAGAAATTCAATTTAAAAATTGAAGCAATCCCACGCACCATTGACAAAATAACAAGATCCCAGGACGTAGGGCCAGAAATCAAAAGCGGTAAGGTGATTTTATATAAAGACGTTTCAGACGTTGAAATAATCGTTGACGAAGGTGCTGCTTTTCCTAATGGTATAAATGATGATGCTTTTGATTGCACAATGACTGCTGTTGAGGTAGCATATCTGAACGGAACAAATATAGATTATTCAAGTCTAATTTAAAAGATGGTGTGACATTGTGAAAAACGCTTTTACTGATGGCCTAAAAAGTTTGCTATCATCACTTGTAAATTCAAGACAATCTTCAGCAGCAAATGAAATAGTTGCAAACCGAGTTTTAGACGTTGAACTTCGCGCCATTTTCCGTACTGGTTTAGGCAACAAGATAATCAGGATCAAAAACGGCTATGCCCTGAAGGAAGATTTCATCTTCTCTGATTCCACTGATAAGACCTTTTACAATAAAGAATTAAAACGAGCAGTAAAAAAGGCTGGCTCTTTCATGCTTGGCTTTGGTCGCGGAATAATCGTGATTAATGAAGCAGGAAAAGATCTTTCAACCCCAATGATAGGGGAGCCTGGAAAATACAAGCTTGATGTATTTTCCGGTGATATGATCACAGCTACAGGGATTTCGCTTGATCTTGCAAACGAGCGATACCAGAGGCCAGAACACTTTACAATCAGAGGCTTCAACTTCCACCATTCCAGGGTGGTAGAATTCAACTATGTAGAGCCAACAGAATTTGACTTACCATATTACAAGTATGGCGGCATTGCAGAATTTGAATTGATATACAATCAGCTTGTCAATGATGGCATTGTTGAACGTGCCAGCGCGTCAATTATTGAGAAAAACAGCACCTTGTTTTATAAAGTGAAGGGCTTCAAAGCTGCTTTACAATCCAAGAATGAAAGTGATATTCTGAATTTCTTCAGCATGACAGAGAAGGGAAGAAGCATTTTCGGGGCTGGGATAATTGACGCTGAAGATGATATAAAAAACGTTGATCAAACCTTAACAAACCTTGATAGCGTTGATCAGATTACATTGCGTAGACTTGCCATGGTAACAGGTATTCCTCTTGCTATCCTTGTTGGTGAATCTGTCAGGGGTATGAATTCAACAGGTGATGTTGAAAAGCAAGTATTCAATGAAACTATTGAAACCCTTCAGCAAGACTATTACCTTGATCCAATAAATGACCTGATGTCAAAGCTTGGCAAAGAGCCAATTTCCTTTTCTGAATCACAGAATATTACCCCGACTGAGAAAATAGAATATGAGACCAAGGCGCTTAATAATGCAAAGCTGCTTTGGGAAATTGGTGAAGATTTTTCCAAGTATCTTATTGAACGTGGTGTGATTGAAAAAGATCTATTTGAAGAGTTCCTTGAAGATAATCTTGATGAAGATGAAGAGATTGAAGGAATCACGCAAGATTTGCCAGAAGATGAAGAGCAGGGAGCCGCACCGGAACCAGAAGGGGAACTTGTTATTGATCCTAAAGCTTCACTGAATGGGGCGCAGGTAACAGCAATGACCTCACTCATTGGGCAAATTAAAACAGGTGAAATATCAAAATTAACCGCTGTCAGAATATTTGCAGCGGCTTTCCCGTTGACTATGGAACAGGCCACAGCTTTACTTGAAGACGTAAAAGAAAAGCCTGAAGCAATAGATCCAGAGCCTGAACAATAAAATGCCACCTAAAACCGCCAAAATGCCAGCTTCACCAAAACGCTTTGAACGGCTTCTTGCTGATTTCACGGTTTTTATGGTTGAACAAATGGCCCAACGATTCAGGAACCAAACCATCTTGGCCCTGAATCAGAAAACGGTTGAAAAGTTCACTGATGCCCAGGTTGGTAATTTTTCCACTGTCTATTTGACCATGGCCAATAGGGTAAAGCGCAAGCTGAACGCGCAATTCAGCAACATAAAGCTGAACAAAAGAACAAATGATATTCTTGAAAAGGTAAACAAATACAATCAAGATCAAACCTATGCCCCAATTGAACAGGGTTTAGGTATCAACGTTGCAGCCCTGATTGCCAAGGAAGGATTGAAACCCCAGGTCAACGCCTTAATGATGGAAACACAGCAGTGGGCTAAAAAACTTCGTGATGATACCTTAGAGCATTTTACCGCCAATACTTTACGAGCCATGGCGCTTGGCCAATCACTTGAAGAGATCCTTGCAGGCTTTGACACTGAGGCCAGCAAAAGAAAAAACCATGCAAAGTTTATTGCAAGGAATCAGATAGCAAACTTCAATGGCCTGTCCACCAAGATACGTCACCAGAAGCTAGGGATCACCAAGGGAATTTGGATAACCGCGCGTGATGGTGTTGAACCAGGGGGCAGGGTTAGAAAATGTCACCATTTGCGGGATGGTAAAGAATTTGATCTTGCGAAAGGGCTATACTCTTCTTGTGATGGTAAAACTCTTTTTCCTGGCACTGATTATCAATGCCGTTGCACTTATCGGGCAATCATTCCAGAACTTGAGGACATTGAATAATGGTAGAACGTAACCTGAGACAGTTTTCAAAGAACTTTGTTGAATTGCAAATGCTTATTGCAATGGGTTATATTGACCCTTCCATTGCAAAGAGTGTTCGTAAATTTGCACAAGGCACACTGCCAACAAACAAACTGACATTTATCGGCTCATTTGAAAATAATGATCCTTTTCTATCTACACCACAAAAACTCTTTATTTCTTCAACAGATACCGATGATACAGTGCCTGTTATAATAAAAGGAACAGACGAAAATTTTAATAATGTTGAAGAAATAATAACTTTAACTGGACAAACAGCCATTGAAACCGCTAATACTTATAGAGCGATATGGAGAATGGCTAATGCTAATGGCGTTGACCTTGTTGGAATTGTAAGCGCGGGAACTGAAGAAATACCTGTTGGAGGTTTGCCTGATGGTGAAAATACATATTGCAACATTCCATTGGTTTTTGGTGATTCTGTATCAGCAAACCAAAGTTTAACTGGTGTCTTTGTTGTCCCTGTCGGATGGACAGGGTTTCTGGTTTCCGCTACTATGTCAGCAACGAAGGGCAAGGATATTGAAGCAGTAAACTTTGCCAGGGCAAACAACGGATCATTCAAATACCTTGCAAATATATCAGTTTTTGAAGCCACCTTTCAGCAAAGTTTTAATTTTGAGAAGCTTGAAGAAAAGACAGATTTTAAACCAATGGCATTTAGTGGCACGGGTGGCATTGCAACAATCAGTTATGAAATCATGCTAATCAACAACGATTATTTAAACAGGTATATATACTAATGGCTGTTAAACTAAAAAAGTGTATTGATCAGTTAAAAGAACAAGGCAAAGAAGTGGCCGATGCTACCACAATTTGCAATGCAGCAATCAAAGATGCTTCTTTTAATGTATCTTTTACTGATAAAGCTGTTTATGATAAAAACACAAGAACGGTTATTTCTGTTCGTGACGGTGTTCAGAAGTATTTGGGTTCGGAACTTGGCAAAGAACCTGCTGATAAGTTCTTTTACATATACCGCGCCCCTGAAACGATAAAGGAATTTGCTGGTGAAATGGAAGGATTGCCTTTAACTGATGGCCATGTTTCACTTGACAGACCACCAACAGAAATAGTTGGCGCTGTCCTTGATGCAAGAATTGTTGATTCAGTTGATCCTGTTATCAATTCAACAATAGGTGTTCAGAACAAAGTTAATCTTGATACTGAAATAAGTAACCGAGAAATGTCACTTGGATATCATGCAGATTTGATTCCTTGTGAATTATATGATTTTGAACAGGTGGGTATAATACCGCACCACCTGGCAATAGTTGAAAAAGGGCGGTGTGGCGAAGTATGTCAATTTACTGACAAGGAGAATGACAGCATGAAAAAAAAGATGAATGCGGCTTTTTTGGATGCTGAAGGAATGCTCAATATGCAACAGGTTCTTCAACTTGTCGCAGACCTTCCTGAAGCAATCAAAACAATGCCCATGGACTTATTGAAGAAGTTGATTCCGTCACTTCAAAAGGCTATGGAAATGTCACAGGCTGGCAGCAAACCAGCAGAGACACCACCAGCAGAAACCCCAACTGATGATGAAGGGGTTGAAGTCGAAAAGGAACCAACTTCTGAAGTTGAAGATGAAGGGGAAGATGGAACGGTTCTTGATCCTGAAAAGAAAGCTATGGCCGATGCTGCTGCCAAAGTTGCTTTTTCTGATGCTGTCAAGCTGGAAGTTGCCAAAGAAACTAAGCTTTATGCAACCGTTCTTGCCAAGGCAAAAGGTTTCCTTCCTTCCACCTTTGATTTTGCCGACAAATGCCCCAATGATATCATGAGGGCCGCGCTTCTGACCCAACACAAAGACAGTTTTGAAGACGCAGAGCTTTCAACTGCTTTCAAGATGCTGAAAAAGGTAAAACTGTATGACAATTTTGCTAAGAAAGAAGGTAATCCTTTAGCTGAATTGGCTGATAAAGAAATCTAAATAACAATTTTTGTTAGAATAACAATTTTTGTTAGAATAAAAAAAACAGAAGGAGTAATGATCATGACTTTTGGAACTGGAGCTTTACTCGATATGCCCAATGTTGGGGCTGGCGAGTTTTTCGGAGTAAGTAAAACGGTCTTTTCTGCAATCACTTTCGAGGATGGCCTGAAAACTGGCCGCTTTGCAAAGATTGATGCAGGATCAATTGACAATTTTGATGGTAGCGGAACCCCTGTTACTGTCGGTGTTGTTAAACGTGATGTAGGTGGATCGCTTGAAGCTGGTGGAACTATCGCGGCAGCTACAGCAACCAAAATTGAATATATTCGCCAAGGGCTTGTTTCAGTTGAAGTTAAAACTGGCGAAACCCCTTCACTGTTTGACCGTGTTTATATTTCAAACGATGGTGATGCAAATGATGGCATGGCCACAGCAACAAACACTGATGTTGAAGTGAATGCTGAATTTATTCGTGAAATAAAAACAGGCGTTTGGCTGATTTACATGGCCGCTGCCCCTGGTGACGTTGCTGTTCATATCGCTGATGCCCTTGGCGCTCACGCTGCTTCTGCAATCAGTCTGCTTGATGCTGCAACCCTTACTTCAGCCGTTAATCTTGAAGCTGCTATTGCTGAAATTCTGGTTCGGACTCCAGCCCTTGTTGCTGACCCTGGTGATACTGGTGCAATCCCTGTTGTTCGTTCCAGCAATGTAGCCCTTACTTCTGGTGGGACTGGTGAAACTCGAACTTTGGCAATTCCTTCTGCCACTGGAATTACTCTTGACCTGTCCTTTGATGTTGATGGAACAGGTGATATTGTGGTTACTGCTGCAAGTGCTATCAACCAAGCCACCAACACTATCATGACTTTCAGTGATGCGGGTGAACATATCCGGTTAACTGCTGTTCAAGTTGCTGGCGCTCTTGTGTGGCGTGTTGTTGCCAATGATGGCGTGGTTCTTTCATAACCTTCAATAATTAAATAATTTGTTTATTTCAACAAAAGGGGATTTAAAAAATGAAAATTGGAAATTTGTTCAATCTTGCTTCCTTCCAAACTTTCTTGGGTTCAGGGGCAAAAGCTGGTTTCACAGATAGTGATTCTGGTGTTGTCCTGGCGCGGAATCTTACGGCAGTAGACCCTAAGATCTTTGAAAAGAAATATCCTGAATTGACTTTTATGAA